TATTTTTTGAATACTTCTTGACTTTCCGTTTTCACTACACATCTTTTACCTAATTCTTCATAACATTTCCTTCTAATCATAAATGAGTTTAATGATGTTTCGTCAATACATATAATATCATCTAAACTATATTGTTTTACTTTATTATAAAACTCTTTGATTTGATTTTTAATTACAATAGGTTTTTAATATCGTGTTTTTGGAACATGTCGTAATCGGGTTTGTTTTAGGGTGATATTTATATCTCTTACAACTCTACCTAAATGAACTCTTGATAGTGTTAGGTTTGAGTATTTAGTTTTTAATTTGGTTAATAATTCATCCATAGTTATCGTTTTATTTTGTTTAAGTTGTTGCTTTATAAATGATATATGACTATTAGTAATTTTATATGATGTATAATCTCTTTCCTTTCGTGTAATATTATTAGTAGATTTGTATTTATCTACCCATCTTATTAAAGTTCTTTCAGAACAACCGAATATTTTACAGGTCTGAACTTGATTATTAGAATGATATAAATAATATTTAACTGCTGATAATTTATAATCACTACTTTTATGAATAGGCATTTATATATTATAAGTGAAATTTAATTTTAAAAAAATATATATATATATATTATAATGGAATCTATTTTTACAAATATATATGAATTCGGTTCATGGGGAAATAATAAACATAATAAATATTCAGGTAGCAGTGGTTCGGGAAGTGGTGTAGAATATAATAAAAAATATATAGAAATAGTAAAAAAGGTTATTAAGGATTATAATATTAATAATATTGTAGATTTAGGTTGTGGAGATTTTAGAATTGGAAGGTTATTATATGATGATATAAATGTTTTATATACTGGTTATGATGTATATAAAAAGATTATTGATTATCATATAACTCAATATCCAGAACCAAAATATACTTTCAAACATCTTGATTTTTATACAAATAAGGAAAGTATTATAGAAGGAGATATGTGTATCTTAAAAGATGTTATCCAACACTGGACAACAGAAGAAATATATGTATTTATGGATTATTTAATAGAAAGTAAAAAATTTAAATATATCTTATTGGTTAATTGTTGTAATCAAAAAAATAATGATCAATCTTGTAAAACAGGGAAATGGCGCCAATTAACCTGTAATTTATTACCATTAAAAAAATATAATGCAGTTAAAATAGATAATTATAATACCAAAGAGATTTCTATTATTAAAATATAGTCGGCGTTTTAAATGTTCAAAGGTGTAACACATAACCCATATTCGTTTCATCCAAACAAATAATTTTAAAGTTTCGATCTCTATGTAAACATAATAATCTTTATAATATTAAAAATATTAATATATATATATTTGATATATATATGAATATTACATTACTAGAAGAAGCTCTGCAAAATGATAATAATTTAAGTATTATCAATACTAATATACAAGATATTAGCAAAGACAAAAATGAAATATTACAAACGATAGGATTAAAAAAACATGATCTAAAACAATTCAATCATAAATTGAAAGAATATAGATACATAGACGATATCAAAGACTTAAATTACGGTAGTAATATACGCTGGATTAATTTAAAAAAAATAGATGATATTAAAATTACTAATGGTGCCATATTATGTGATATTAAAGTATTAGATAATGGATTGTCGCTATGTTTAAAAACATTCGCGCAAAATCATATAACAATTTATTTAAATGAAAATCTTATATTTCAAAAAATATCTCAGCAAGAACGTGTTATACTTAAAGCTATTAATTATCTCAATAAGTGAGTTTCTTCGTATTGGTATTTGGTTTGTTTTTATGTGTTAATTTTAAATTGCCATTTATAGTTTTATACAATTTATCTTTATTTGAGTGTGTCTCGTGTCTCGCCATTAACTCTTTTTTCTTTTTACATGTAAATTTGTGAATACCCAGATTTTTCTTTTGCAATACGCTCCATCTACAAATTGCTATTGGCCGTGATTCAGGTCTACCTTTATTTGGAACCGCTTTTATACATCTACATAATTTCTCGGCTATTATTTTTTCGGTCATTTTTTTTAATTTTTTTTTACTATAATTTTCTTCATAGTGTATATTATAATACTTTAAAATGTCCACGTAATCTTGATATGATAATAACATGGTTATATTATATTATATAATAGTATTAAAAAATCATGAATAATTATAATATTGAATTATTATAATTATAATATTGAATTATTATAATTATAATATTGAATTATTATAATTATAATATTGAATTAGTATAATCCGAGACTTCAATGGAAACTAATAATTATGTAGTAGCGTTTGATTTCGATGAAACATTGGGTAATTTTACACAGGTATATCGCTACTGGACCCACATGAAGTCATTTCTAAACTGTCAAAGACTCGATAATATATATTTTTTTAGCTTTCTCGATTTATTCCCCGGATTTTTTAGGACAGGATTATTTAAAATTTTGAACATACTTAAAAAAAAGAAGATTTCTGGAAAATGCAATCTTGTCATAATTTATACTAATAATAATGGACCCAATTACTGGGTTGATATGATTATATCATATATAAATACTAAACTTGACTACAAATTATTTGATCGCATTATACGGCCGTTTAAAATAAATGGAAAAATAGTAGAAATGTGTAGGACATCAAATAATAAATCACATAAAGATTTATTGAGCTGTGCTAATCTACCCAATAATAGTAAAATTTGTTTTATAGATGACACATTTCACGGCGACATGGAACATAAGAATGTCACATACATTTTTATACATCCATATATATATAATTTGGATTATGACGAAATTTATAAAAAATATTATCGCGCTAATACAAGTCTTTTTTCAAAATATAATAAAACCGAAGCTGAATTTAATCGATACATGAATAAACATGTTGTAAATGATGTGGCTCGGGTAGATAAAACTATTGTTGAAAAAAACATTGATTTATTAATTTCGGATAAAATTATTCGTGATATACTCCTCTTTCTGGGAGACGAACATAATTACACTAAAAAAAAACGAACTAGGTTTGTGAGAAACCGAACCTATCGAATATAATCGTATTATTAGTCTTCTCTATTAAATATGATTCAATAGTTGATACCAATGTTGTTGATAATAATAAAAAAACNCCCGCCGAGAATACTAACTTTCGGTCTATATCTGTAAACTTCCGTTCCTTGTATGTCAACGGGTTATATAAACCCACCAATAATAAACCAATATAAATTTTCAAAAATCCTCTTAATGTAGAGAGATGTCTGGGTGCTGTATAACCAACACCCAATATTGCCAGAAAATATAATATATAACTTATGTTTAATGCATATATAAATATGTTCTGTTGTAGTTTATACATTATATTATTGAAATATTTTAATAATATAATAATATAACTTGGGAAGGGGATGGGTGTATGAATTAAATTTGCGTAAAAAAAATTGTGAATTAATTCACAATCGGGGAGTATAGTATTTCGCTAAATTCAATTTGAGAGTAATTTACGGGACCAGTTATTATATTTTCATCCTGGAGGCCATCCCAAGATTAGAATCTAAATCCGGAGTAATCCCATAACTACAGTAAGAATTATCTCGCAATAATACGGTTTGGATTTCTAAGTGATAAGGTTTTTTTTGTGTGATAAAGGTTGAGCTCATTGGATAAGGGCTATATAAAATATATATGCTCTTGCAAATAATTCCTTTACTCCGGGCTGGAGAGTTGAGATAGTTAAGTCCTGTATGGAAATTATTTCCCGTTATTATCACATTGGGTTGGGGGGATTTTTAAATTAAAATTTGAGGGGTTTCCAACCCCGTTTCGTTAGAGCATTATTAGTTTCTTTGAATACTTATAATACATTTAAGGTGTATAACATCAATTTTTTTGTATCTAACATATTTAACCATGTAAATATATTATTTTTTCAATTGTATTTTTTTTTGAAATTCATAAAGTATTTTTTTTTTTGAGTTGGACATAAAATAAATGTCCATTTTAGAAATGGATTTTACCTTTTGTAAATTGTATCATTAAACACTTATATTTTACTTTTTTCACCATTATCATAAGAAAAATAAAAAAAAAATGTTACAGAAATCGCAAAAAAAAAAAAAATTTATAAAAAAAAATACGTGTTTTTTAGAACAGAGAGACTAACTTTAGACTAATAATTGCTAATTATGGCTAATTGATTTTACATCAAATTACATCAAACCATAAGGATTTTTACAATATGATATATTTCAATCCATTACCAGTTATTAATTACCAGATAATATTTTATTATTCATGCTAAAATATTTAGACTAACAAAATGCTAATTATTTTACATCAATTACATCAATTACATCAATTACATCAAATATTACATCACACCATAAACGAAACCTTAAATATATAATTTATATTTTAAATATAAATTATGGGTTGCAATTTATATATAAAATGTAAAATACTAATATAAGGCTAATATATGACTAATAATAACTAACGATGGCTAAAAATATTACATCATTACATCAAAAAAAACTATTTAACTTTTCATGTATCGCTTGTAACTTCAATTGTGGTAAGGCGGGAGATTATAACCGACATTTATTAACCGCTAAACATAAAATTTTATATATGACTAATGGAATTACATCAATTACACAAATTACATCAAACGATAAAAATTCGGATTCATTTGATTGTTTATGCGGTAAAAAATATAAACATAAGTCCAGTCTATCCAAACATAAAAAAAGTTGTGCGATTGTTGAATACGAACTAAATAAAAATAACGAGAAAACATTAGCGATTGGGTCTATAAATGAAGAAACTATTATGAAGTTAATACAGGAAAATAAAGACATCAAACAAATGCTTTACACTCAAAACGAAACAACCAACAAACTTATTGATATTATACCAAAGGTTATTAATAATACCACTACCAATAACAATATAATCAACAATAACCAAAAATTCAATATAAATATTTTCTTAAATGAAAAATGCAAGCATGCCATAGATATTAAGGATTTCATAAGTCAGATTCAACTCACATTAGAAAATTTAGACTTCTCCAAAAAGGAAGGACTTGAAGCGGGATTAACAAATGTTTTTATTGAAAATATGAAAAAATTAAGTTTATACGAGAGACCAATCCATTGTACAGATACTAAAAGAGATACATTATATATAAAAGCAGACGACAAGTGGGCGAAAGATACTGATAAATCAAAAATAAAAGCCGCATTAAAAACATTAAATAAGAGCCATTTTAGATTAATAAAACAGTGGTTAGACAATAACCCAAATTATATGGAAGACCCAAGTAAACAGGACTATTTTGCACGTATTTTAAAAACTTGTGCTGGAGTATTCAATGATGAAAAAATAATCAAGAAAATATGCACTACAAATCATATAAAAACACATATAAACGATTTAGATGAAAATATGGTAGAATAATAATATGTATATATATTAGAATATTTTTAATAAAAATGAAGTTCCCAAAGTTCTCAGTTGGAAAAAGTGTTAAAAATAAAAACCCGGGATCTATTAGCCAAGGGATGGGGATAGCCAGTGCAGCCAGTGCAGCAATAAGCACAGGAATCACTAACCCAATTATAAGGGTCATCACAAAAATAGATGGATTAATAAATTCGATGTTTACTACACTAGGGAACTCACTTCTAGATAGACCGATTGATCTCGCTGCTACATCTTTGTATATATGGAAGGTGTTACTATTTATTGTATTGGTATTGATTATATTTTTAGATTTATTGTCTTCGTTTTTAGTGAAGTATGTAGAGGGGGATTTTACCAATTCATTCAATAATATAATTTCCAAGATGATTAATAAATATACATTATTTTGGTTATATACTGTCTGTGGTTTTGTGAATCAAATAATTATAATCATTGGAACTTTAATAGGTATAGGGAAAGCCAAAAACAGTAATTATGATGGACAACCATTTCAAATAAAAATGATAGCTAGTATGGCTGGGTCAGCCCGTATATTTTATGAATTAATACCTCTCGTGGCACTATCATCAATTGTATTAGTTTATTATTCTCAAAAATGCGGATTATCTAAACCAAATACAATTGGATTTGGTAGTACTTTTACGATGATACTTATGATACTGACCGCAATAGCATTTTTGGTTCCTATAATATTTAAATACCTCCAAAAAGTGTTTGGCGGTGATGTAGACAATCTAATGTCACCAAATACAATATTTATATTTCTAGCTAACTATTATTTAGTTTCCACTCTAATATTTAGCACGGAAAAAACTATATCTAATAATTTTAAATTCTGGTTAGATATGGGCACTGAAAATGAAGCCGGGGATCCAGGAAAAAATTGCATAGACGATTATGATAATTTACCCAAAGATGAAAGCGCCGGTGGCTTTAAAAAAATTTTAAATATAATATTTAGTGTTGTATTAATAGTATTGCTATCAGTTATATTGGTTCTAGGTGTCTTACCCATCCCAACAGTAATGCGAGTTAACCAAGTAATTTCGAAAGGTATAAATACGGGCTCGGAACTCGTGATTGGCGCGATAACAATTTAACATATAAATACTGTTGGTTGGTTGTATTAAATTAATTTACTAAAATCAGATTTTAGATAGACATACTTGATATTCAAACAATTAATATTTTTGATAATTATTAAAAATATTAATTTAGAAACTGGAACCAAAACCATCCCCGAAAACACCATTGGCTGCCATGGGCTCCATAGATTCCATAAAAGAGTTCTGGATAGCTTGGTTTTGGAATGAACTTAAACCAGTGTCTCCGCTATCACCACCACCACCACCACCACCACCACCACCACCACCACCACCACCACCACCACCACCATCCACCATATTGGGTAGAGAATCAATCATAGATATATTATTCTGTTGTGGCATTTGTTGTGTTGGGGTTGGGATTAAACCATTATCAAGTGAGTCGGCACGACTGTTCTGATGAATGCCCGGTGTTAATATTGGTTGACTTACTTTGTGTGACTCACGATTAGTGTATCCTAAACGCGAATTTATATTACCATTCCACAAATCCATAATTCTGTCCACTAAAATATTAATTTTGGCACCCAGTTTAGTTTGCATGGTTACTAAAATTATTAACAATGGTAAAACGAAATTGACTTCATTAAATTTATGATACGGAACTCCGGCATAAGTTGGAAAATATCTAATCATTCTATCTATGAACCATATAGAGAAGAATATTGTAAATAATTGCAATGTTACTTCAATACCAATTTCGAGACTCCCTTTTTTATGATCTTCCTCTGGAACATATAACTTAATTGCTTTCAGCATTAAAATAACCGGTATTATACCAATGAGTATATATTGAACTAGGTTTAACATATTTGCTTTGTTTTGAGTATCTAAATTAAAAACATGATAAAAAAAATCACCAGGACTTAAGTTATTTGATGGTGCTACTTCTAAACTATCCATTCCAATCGACATATTTGAAGTACCTGCAGAAATAAATATTATAATTAAATACTAAATAACTTAATATTAAAAACAAGACTATAATATATTTACTAAATGTTAAAGTATACATTGAATAAAAATAAATACCGACATGGAGTAGATAGTATTGAAGATGGTGAAAATCATGAAGAAAACCAATATTTAAACTTAATAGATGATATAATAAATGAAAATCAAGAATTTGTAGGGAGAAATGGTTCAACATTAGCTATATTTGGTTGCGCTATGCATTTTGCGCTGGGTAACAATTCAATGCCTTTTTTAACCACTAAAAAATTAGCATGGAAGACCTGTTTGAAAGAATTACTATGGTTTATTAAAGGTGATACGTCAAACCGACGACTAAAAGAACAGAATGTAAAAATCTGGAATGGTAATGGTAGTCGCGAGTTTTTAGATTCTAGGGGGTTAACCAATAACGATGAAGATGATCTGGGACCCATTTATGGATTTCAGTGGAGACATTTTAACGCGGAATATAATGATTGCGACTCTGATTATACCGGCAAGGGTGTTGATCAGTTAAAATATATTATAGACCAGCTAAAAAATATCGAAACAAGGAATTCACGCCGACTAATTATGACTGCATGGAATCCGTGTCAAATTGATGATATGGCTTTACCACCATGTCATATTTTGTGCCAGTTTAATGTTTCTAATGGTAACAAACTGAGTTGTGCTTTATACCAGCGCAGTGGTGATGTTGGCTTGGGGGTTCCTTTCAATATCGCTTCGTATTCTATGCTAACCCGATTAATTTCGCATCATACCGGTATGATTGCAGGTGAATTTGTTTATTATCTTGGTAATACCCATATATACGATGACCACCTCGAGAATTTGAAAGTACAAAAAACTAGAAAACCTTATCCATTTCCAACATTGGATATACTAAAGACTTACGATAATATAGAAGACTACTCGATTGATGATTTCAAAATTAATAATTACCAATATCACCAAAATATTAATCTATTAATGCGTGAATAATAATTTAAAAAGAAGTTATCTATCAATATAATAATAATAATATGAGTGGTTCATCCGCAATAGCATCGGCAAGACGTCGTCGAGCAGAACCTACAGCAACAACACCAGACCCACAAACTATCAAATCTAGTCCCGTTCCCACCTCGAATGTATCAAGTGATAATAATATTCCTAAACGTTCCATGAAACCACTTGAAATACTAAAAATCCACGATTTAAAAATTCAGGATCTTGAAAATTCAATTGATGAAAAAATTATAGAGTTGTCAAAAGTTGTAGTCCATGAAAATATAAAACATATTGTTCGAGAAATTGAAGCAATTAAATTGAATAATAATTCACTGCGTGATAAGTTAAACGCATCTAACCAACATGAGAAAAGTTATATCCCAATTGAGAATGGTGGTCCACTCGAAAAAATAATCGCTTTAAAGAATAACCAAGACGAATTAAAAACACTTGTTATCAAAAGCCAGCAACAGAGTATTGATACTCATACAGAGATGATAAAAATGAAATGTAGAGAAGCATTTATGGAAACTCGAATTAATAAATTAGAGACCATCATTGGTATTAGAAATGAAAATAATAACGAAGATGATAACGAGGATGGTGAATATAATAAGTTTAATACGGAACATCCTGGCGGAATTGAAACGTTACTACGGAATATGATGCAATCATCTATAACTGAAAACGAAGATGGGAGAGGATTAAATATTCATAACAACGACTCGAGTGATCAAAGTGAATTATATGATATTGGGGTAATTAAACTTGCCGATGCTAATTTAGACCTTAGTAAACGCGAATTTGATACAAGTATTCATGATGGATTAATTAATATCAGTGACCACGAAGATGATGTTGAAAATATTGGTCGAGTTGTATCCGCGGTAAAACCAATAAAAAATGATACAGCCAATGCATGGGATAATCCTTTACCAAAGAATGCTAGGTTGCCACGACGTGCTCCCGTCCATATCGAATTGGATAAATAATTATATCTCTTATTGCAGTCTACCTATTCCAACTAGTATTAGTATATATTGGTGAAGTGGAAACTTCTGAACAGATGATTTAAATGGAGCCAAATGAGTATAAAACCAAAATTTAATATGTATAAATTTATTAAGATGGAAATACTAATAAATTTGTTAATACTATGTATTACATTATTTGTATACATACATATTTACAATCAGTATAAAACAAGTAATTATTTAGAAATATACGAAATGGATAATATATCATTAACAAAAGATAAATTTGAAGAATTATGCGAATTAAAACAACCCATAATATTAGATAATATTAGGATTCTAAATTTTGATATACCCAGTATTAAAGACAATTATGGTAATTTTGAAGTTAAACTTATTAACCGGGAAACAAAGGATACAATTATACCCATTAAACTTGTCACTGCATTGGAGCTATTGAATAAGGATACTTCGGGAAATTATATATCTGAAAATAATAAGGAGTTTTTAGAAGAAACATCATTAATAAAAAAATTTTCTGAAAATGATATGTTTTTGCGACCAATCGGAACATCTTCAATCGAATATGATATAATTATTGGGTCTGTAAATTCATATACTCAACTATCATATAATTTGAATAGTAGGAATTATTTATCTGTGCTATCCGGGTCAGTAGAAGTTACATTATGTCCTCCAAAAGACCACAAATATCTCTTTGTAAATAAAGATTATGATAATTTTAAATTTACATCCATGATTGATGTATATGCTCCGCAACCCGAATATAGGAGTGAGTTTGATAAGGTAAAATTACTACGTATTATATTAACACCTAATAAACTATTGCAAATTCCCGCATATTGGTTCTTTAGTATAAAGATAATTGAAACTGATACTATTGTCTCAAACTTCAAATACGATACATATATGAAGTCGTTATCTACTGTCCCTGAATTATTTATTAAATTTTTACAAAATAATAACATAAAAAAAAACCTTCCAAAAGTTGGAGATGTATAAATTGAATATATCTAAATTTTCCCGGATTGAGTTTGCGGTTCACCTCTATCAACATTTGAAGATGTAAATATTAAAGGATATAAAAAACTAATGATAATTAAAAAAGAGATAAGTATAGTATATTATTTATTATTATCTAAATGATTAATAATAAATACGTAATAGAAAAATTCATAAGCCGCGGCAGTTTCGGTATGGTATATCAATGTAGCTTTAATAATAAAAAATATGCTGTGAAATCTAATAATGACAGTAAAATACTGAGATATGAGGCTAGTATCTATACTCATTTGCGGTCAGTAAAAAATATTTCATCGCTTTTTGATTTTTTTTTATATGATAATTATTATTATATGGTTTTAGATTTGTATAAGTTGAATTTGAAAGATTTTAAAACAAATAATTTCAAGTCCAATAATTATAACGAGAGATTCAAAAAAATGATAAATAAAATCGTCATCACTATTCAGGAGATACATAATACGGGCGTGATTCACAGAGACTTGAAGCCCGTCAACATATGTATCAATTCAAATTCAGAACCTTTTATTGTAGATTTTGGTATGGCGAAAAGAATTATTAATAATAAAAAACATATAGAAGTGCGCAGTATAAATAGTATTATTGGCAGCCCCAATTATATAAGCCAAAATGTCACAAGATTGATCGAACCAACAAGGAGAGATGATATGGAATCAATTATTTATATAATTTTATACATGTTGTTAGATGAGACGAATTATAAAAATTATACTAATAATACATTGAATATACAGAAAGAACTATCTACTATTGAATCTCTGATAAATGACAACGATATTGATGTGAATTTGTTTCTGGCATTGAGATACATTAGAAAACTTAATTATTCGCAACAACCAAATTACAATTATATAACCGGATTATTCCAATAGATATATTTATATATGGATGAAAATTTATAAATCATATTTATCAAATCGATTACCTGTTGTTGGTCCAAATTAGACAGCTGTATTTTATCAAATATAGAGTATGTCTGATTTGTCAATATTATTTGGTCCTGTTCCAGTAAAACATCACATAGATTCAATAGTTGTTGTCCCAAAAAAAAAGAGTGTTTCAAATAATTGACCTGTATTATACTATAGTATTTATAGTTTAATTTGTAGCAATCATATAGATATGCGAATGACAATTTATTATCTGAAAAATTATAATTATGTAGGGCAGAATTTTTTTTAGTAATGATATTTCGAATGCACGTAACATATTTTTCATTGTAATGTGCCCGATTAATATATGATATAATAATATCTTGTAACTCATTAGGTAACTTATAATATATATTATAAAGCACTCTGCGCGTTTTATAACTTCTATAACGACTTTGTATAACCAACACATGTATGTTATATAATAACTTGGCATGATTTAAACAATATTCCTTTTTGTTTATATGAATATAACTAGATTTTTTACATTTTATGTTATTGAAACCATAATGTTTGCAATTTACCATAACCCACGAATATATTATATATAAAAACTAATTTAAAGCCAAAAAACAATATATATTATAAAATGTCAGTTGAATCCGCGCTACAGAAAAATCCAACAAAACAAATTGGTCTCGTAAAATGGTTTAATAACAAATCGGGATATGGTTTTATTACTCTTATGACTTCACATAACGAGTTTAAAAGCCCGGATATCTTTTCACATCACTCGTCGATCTCTGCTAGCGGAGATCTATACAAATACCTTGTTCAGGGCGAGTATGTTGAGTTTGATATCCAGAAGATGGAATCAAACGAGCACCACACTCACCAGGCGGCTAATATTACAGGTATTATGGGCGGTGAGCTAATGTGTGAAACTCGTTACAAGAACAAGGATATTACTCGTGTTCGTGATGGCGGTTACCTACCACATAGTCGCAACCCGATCAGTCATTAATAACAATCAAAGAAAAAATGAAAAATGAAAAATGAAAAATGAAATTTATAATAATATTCAATAACAATGATAATAATATTCAATAACAATGATAATAATATTCAATAACAATGATAATAATATTCAATAACAATGATTATTATTATCACGGCTATCCATATATATAGAGAGAACGGCCTTCAAAACTACCAGTGCTTATCTTTATTTTGCATATTTGTCACTCTATATGCCCAATACATTGTCTCTGCAATTCTCGATTCTTCCATAATCTCTATCGCATTTGTTTTCTCTACTGCAGTATGATATATAGCGAGGGCTTTCTCCTCGCTTGCCCTCGCGGAATCTACCCTTTCGCGTGCCAGCTTTACAAGGTCATGTGCGTTTGAAATCCATGCATCGTCAATTGCGTTCGCCATTATCAAAATCGCTTCGGTAGCATGCGCATTATCCAACGCCATAACTAACTTAGTCTCTTCCTCGAAACGCGAATAAGTCATTGCTGTAACCCGATTATTCGCTTCAAATTCGGCGAATCGAATAGCAAAGCATACCTCATACCAATCATCAACAGTAACCACTGTGTTTTTCTCATACAAATCCCCGTGTTTTGAGGATGGAAATTCTGTCGTAGTATATGTCTTATACCACTCCTTAAACGCTTTATCCTCGTCGGGTTTATCGGTCATTTGAACAAATTTTACAGGGTTAGGATTGTGGTGATAAAATCGGTCAATATTAATTATCATCGTTTGAAACATAGTTGCTTGTATTGATACAAAATAAATGTATGCTCATCGGTTTCAATTTTTGTTAATTTAAATAAACAAAAAATATCAGCATATTTTATTTATTCCAAATATTATAAAACTATAAAAACAAATATGGAATTCCCCCCCCCCGAACGCAAGATATATCATAGAAATTTGGAGTTCTAACAATCTAGAATTTTCCATATAAATAAACAAAAATTGATTAAAATTTTATAATTTTAATAAACTAATATATCATATGGAGACTAAACAAAATAAAGGTTTGAATCGCAATACCATTGATAAATATTATACAAATAGTATCGTAGTGGATGAGTGTTTAAATTTCATAAAAAAACACATAGAGATAAACACCGAAGATTTACTAATAGAACCGAGTGCGGGTAACGGAGCTTTTATTGCAGGTATAAAATCATTATCGAATAATTTTAGATTTTATGATTTAGAACCCGATAACAATGAAATAATGAAACAAGATTATTTACTATATGACTATGGTGATATTAAGGAAACTTTTAGAAAAATACATATAATAGGGAACCCGCCATTTGGTCGTCAATCTTCATCTGCGATTAAATTTATAAAAAAATCCTGTGAATTTTGTGATAGTATTTCATTTATATTACCAAAAAGTTTCAAAAAAAATAGTTTAAAAAAAAAATTCCCATTAAATTTTCATCTTATTTTTGAAATAGATTTACGCGAAAAATCATTTCTTGTAGATGGCTTAGAATATAACGTTCCGTGTATATTTCAAATTTGGGAAAAAAAATCAACAAATAGAATTGTGGATGAAAAATTAAAACCGGTTAATTTTATGTTTGTTGGAAAAACAGATAACCCAGATATTTCATTTCGCCGCGTAGGTGTTAATGCCGGAACAATAGATAAAAAATTTCAAGAAAAAAGTATCCAATCACATTATTTTATAAAATTTACAAATGGAAAATCAATAATTGATAATTTAAATAAATTATATACTATCACATATGATTTTAACAATACAGTGGGACCTAAATCTATTTCAAAACAAGAATTGATTTTTAAATTCAATCCTTTATTAGAATATTAATTAAAGTATGAAGTAATAATATTTTGTAAATTATAAAAAAATAGGGATATTATTTTTGATATATTATTCGTTGTATTTCAAAATAATACATCCGACAACGAGACCACCAATACATCCCATTTGTGCGTCATGAATTATTTGTTTCTGTTTATCGGTAATTTTATATTGAAGCATACAAATATTATGCCAAATTGTAACAGGTGCAGAGACAATTTTTTTTACTGCATTACATCGGAATACACAAACATTTCTGTATATACTAAATATGTTATTTCGCATTTTAGCTATAATTCTATCGCGCATATTAAGATAATTATTTGGTTTTAAATGTCTTGTTTTTAACATTTATAGTTTAACAGTATAAATTTATCAATTTTTATTTAAAGTTTTTCGTTAATATATATATATATAATGATGATGACAAATCCAAAATCTATAATACGGATGGGGAATATCATTCCTATTATTCTAATAACGCTGATGATTCCCATGACTAATAATATACGATATCCTGTTCAGTGGAGTATGAATTCATTATCTCTTGGGATACCAGAACCCATGCCACCAGAGTCCATTCTTCCCATTTCGTGTGAGGAGAAGAAAAAGAAATATGTGTCTCAATAATACTTGAATTTGGTAGATAAAAAAAAATTGATTAACCAGTCTAGTTTCTAAATTAATATAACCAAAAACGAGATATAAAATAGAAAATTTAAGGGATATAATTACGATGAATTTTCTTGATGTTCTACCAATCGAAATCCAGAACAAAATTCAGATTATGCACCTGGATAATGTGATAAACAAAATCAACGATAAAAAAACAAAAATTACCGCCAAGACGATGAACGACCTGATGATTATGATTACCAATCACCCCGCAAAGCACCTGACACACGACAACATTCGTGGCGCCCAGAAAGGACAATTCTATTATGATCCGTTTGAACCCGACCTTTATGTTATTATGTCAATGGCGTGGCATCTTATCAACGACAATAAAGTTCATATTACCGCCTGTGAAAGGTTTTTATTCATTATGTTTCTTCTTCGTCCCGTGGAATTGGGACTTATTGAATTCCATAATACCATATCAGGTTTGCCATTTTATGATAAGACTTCCGTTCTGTGCGCCAAATTGATTAATACCTTTGGTTGTAATAGTCTTCGCGATCCAGTCACATAAATTATACATCATCAACAATCATTATATATATTATTTCTCATATTTAGATTTTTTACTTACAATTTTGCGTTTTCATTATTTACTTAAATTTTTTATTATATTAATAAAAAATTGAATAATTAATTACTAATATATATTATACTGGTCAATCATTATGGATACTTATTTTAATGATATGCCATATGATATTCGAGAAAAGATTTATTTTATGCGTCTCGAAAAATCAACAAAAACTATCAATGATATTCTGACTCGTGCATATTATAATAAGATACGCAGTAAAACAGATTTACAAGAAATGATTATGCGACTACCGCACATCGGTTACGTGAGCGAGGAAGCGATTGAAACTTTTCATAACCCAAACGATGCAAATGTTCGCAACGCGCTATTTATGGCTCTCCGGGTTCTTACAAGGAGAGAACTAACAGCGTTTGGGATTGGTTCTGATTGGTGGTATATAGCATTTATAGCGCCGGTTAAACGAGGACTTGAATTATTTAGAAGTGATGATCGTGTTGAGTCCGATATTTATAATCAAACCGAAGCTATATATAATAAACTGGCTTCTAAATTTGACGACCATCAATTAAACGAATTTTGGTAATCCACAATAATTATATATTATAATTTTTTTTACGCACATACTCGGGTATATTATACTCGTTGTTATAAAAATGATTTCATATCATGTCTAGTTTTTGTTTTTAATTATTATATTTATTACGATAATATATATTTAAAAGGTTATAAATAGTATTTAACAATAAATATTATATGGTCGTGCCAACTACCAATGTGGTCGAAGATTATTTTCGAGAAAACCAAGGCAAAAATTTATCTATAAGAAAAATTAGTAAAAAACTAGGTATCAAATTCAAAACCGGTATTTTTTTAGCAAATAAATCAAAAAAACTTGCAATAGTAAGGCCATGCGATGTTGGTTGCGGAAAACGTGATATATTTATTTGTCGATTTATTGAATGTTGAATAATATATATATACATTATTGTGGGTATATATAGTTCTTGCGAACGTAATGTTTAATACGCTTTATAATTTCAAGATATATCTGTATGCCCAGTGTTAATATTGTATTAACTAATTTTAATCCATTAATGGTGACTATAATTGGTATTTACACCCTTGAAGATTTAAAATGGGACAAAAATAATATAAAGTTTTTTTATATTATTTTATAAATGGAAGCAACTATACAACATATAAATATTTATAATGATGGTTTAATTGAAATGGTTGTAATTTGTAATAATTGTAAACATACAAATTACCATACTATAACTCATTCCTCTACAAAAACTGGTGATAAAACTACTATTGACTTTTCTAAATTAGGTAAAACTAAAAAATCCAAGTTCAGTTTGCTATGCCGATTATAAATTATATACGTAAAAGGTATCATTTTACATCTTCAATGGTGTAAACCTTCTATCAATTGATGATCTTTCATATGTATGATTATCACTTGTCAATAATTGTTTAACGCGCTTAAGATTGTTTTTATTTATAAGATCAAATTAATTCATCTTTCATATGGTTGTAACTTTCTTTTAGTGCTGATATAGTAATAATCTTTCGCCTAACACATCGAGATTTATTATCAATACCGTTCAATTCTATAGCAAAACCATTTCCTGAACCAAAGTTAATTTGTCTTTCATAATCTTCGGAATGAATAGTAATATCAAGACAATCATTTTTATTATTATATGCGAGTTCGATAATTTCATTTTGATATTGTGGATATGGAACCCACCACTGATCGTTTAGATTCATTAAATTAGTCTGGGTTTCTGGAATGCCCGCGCACCACTGCCAAACAACTACATGTTTTTCGTTATTGTATAAATCTTCTGTTCTCCAATATGTATAATTTTTAATTATTGGGTCTTTTGTGTTTATTATAACTTCAGTTGGAACTCTAATATCAAATATATATTCGCTATCCGACTGCCGGTTTACAGTTCGCCATTCATTTCCATATTGTTTTCCATAAATTACTATATTTATATTGTTCTCGGATAATTCTATTCTTTCTACACTACGATATCCGGCTGATTTTATTCCACACATTCCCATATTTGCTGGTGGAGTTGTTTGATAAAAATTATTATCCATAAAATGGATGGTGGCATGGTAGAATTTACTACCTAAAATACATGTATCAAACCCCAGATTATATCTATATTCAATTTCCATTGAAATAATTTGTGGGTAAAAATCAATTATTTTACGCACTGGGTCGAGAGAAACCCAAACGACAGGTAAACCGGACATTATTAAATTATATATTTTGGGTCCAGAATATATAATATAATTTCGGTTCAATTTTTTTATAAACTATAATTTTTGCTAGCCTAAATGTTTTTCATAACAGTTATCGAGGTCGCGTGCGGGGCGACCTCCCCGCGTGATATAAGAGCGTGATATAAAAAAAAAGGAGTGTGTGTGTGTCTGTGTGTAGTCCTTAATTTTTTTTTTTTTTTTTTTTTTTTTTTTT